CCCTGATACAATGAATTAAAATTGTTCCGTACCGTGCCCGAACTTAACAAAGCCCCACCACTCGGTTGTGCCGACTCAAAATGTGCAAATGCCATGTTTTTCCTCCTATCAATCTCCTATTATTAAGCGTTTTTTGAAGGTTAGACATATCTTTTTAATATATGTGAACTGTATATCCCTGTAGGTAAGCCAATACCGCAATGTTGCCAGTAGTTTGTATTTGTATTTCCAAATCATTCCACCCACTTTCAGATACGCTTGCTTCACTGGCATCCTTCCATTCGTATGAAGCAGATGTTGTATTCACCACGCCATATCCACTGCTTCCTATCTTTACTCTCGCATTTGTCGTGCTTAAGACATTTTGAATTTTAATTCTTGCAGAAAAAAGCAATTTTGAATTGGTTGGAATGTATATCCTATGCGTAATAACCGTGGTGTAATCATTGTCCCCAGAATGGCTATACTCCACCGCCTCCTCTTTGCTTACAGACAGGCATGTTCTCGCTGTTTGTAAATGTGCGATTTTAATGCTGTTGCTTCCATCGGTAATGTCATTGCTAACATAAATATCTTTAAACCAGCCCTTGAGCCATTTTTTTAATGATGTGCCAAGAGTGCCAACTTCGTTGCTTCTCGGTACTATGTTATCTGCCATGTTTTGTCCTTTTTTTAAAAACCCGCAACCACAATAGAAGCCGTGCCAGATACCGCCACGCTTTCACTGGGCATTAAATCACCGTTCCCGTCAAGTTCAAACACATCTTTTGTAAGATATACCTTGCACGATGTTTTTGTTATGTTTGTTGCATAACCCTTATATGCACTATTTACGGGAGTTATATTCACGGCAAGTTCGTTGGTGTGAAAGGTTGAGGTAAAATTTATCGTCGTGCCTGAACTTGATATGCTCTGATTGGCAAAGTGCTCGGTTATTTTCTTCTGGCTGATAGAATAAGATATGTTAAACAGCCGGATGTTTTTATTTTCATCGGTTGTAACAAGTTTAACTCGCAACTGTATGTATCTGAAAGTCAAAGAACCTGTGCCGAGTTCCGCCCACGAAGTCCACGTGATGTTGTCAGTGGAATGTCTTTCTTCAACGGTATAAGTTGCGTCATTGCTATCGGCAGAAGAATCAATGGTAGTGGCTATAACAGCCGAAGCCTCAAGACCCACATCTTCCACAGGAAGCGTGTAATATCCCGCACTTAAAGAAACGGGGTAATCCCATGTTGAAGTTCCGTCATCCCATACGCTACTGTCGTCCCACAGGTTTTGAGTTGTAATTAAAGCACATTTCCTAAACCTGTCGCTGTACATCTCGTTCCATTCCCACGTCAAAGAACCGCTGAGCGTGCCTGCTGTCATGGGGTCATTGCGGTCAAAAAGTTTCATTAAACCCGGAACGCTTGTGATATTTATAATAGCCATGTCAGAATTAAGGCTATAATTGCCGGAAGTATCCCGTGCTTTAATAAAATAGTTTTGTGTCCCATAAGGAAAGTTGAATAACACGAATTGCGTTTGTTTTGTTCTGGCTATTTGTGTGCCGGTGTCCCAGTTGTCGCCACGCCTGATTTCGTAATAATCAATATCCGTGTCGCTTACTGCGTCCCACGAGAACTCAAGCCTGTCGTTTGTAAGGGCAACAATGAAAGCCGTTACATCTTCTGGCTCAACCAGCTTGCCTTCAAAATAAAGGTCTGCCGATTCCCAAAGGTTTTCACTTATTTCCTCGCCGTACTTTGTTACACTTGCCACGCCAACGGTATATGTCGTGCCTACCGCTATGCCACCCTGGATGAGAAAGAAATTGTTTTTTGTCTGTCCTCTCAATTCCCATGTTACGCCACTGTCCGTTGAAAGGTAAATGTTTGCATGTCCGTAATTTATAGCGTAGGTGGGTTTGTTAAAATATACAGCAATAGCATTGGATATTGTGCCGTCTTTCATAATAACACGGTCTTCAGATAACACGAGGTCGCTTACAGGTGCGCTTTTTCTCAGCAATGAATAGTTTGGCGTGGGTAAAACTATTCCTGTTATGTCATCGTAAATGCTTTCATTATATTCCAATGCCGTTATGTCTATATCCTCTCTATCATCACGGCTAATATCAATTACCCTGAACTTTTTTTCGCCAAGAGTTTTTGTTACTATTTCCCACTTGTCATATTTTGCCGGAGTTTGACTGAAAGCAGAAGAAGCCGTTACTTGAGTATAACTTCCTGCACCCGTAGAGATGTCTCTGCGTTCAATGGTATCATCTGCAAATTGTATGATAATCTCATAAGTAGTTCCTGCGGCAAGTATAACCGTGCCGTCAAGCTTAATGACTGTCGTGGTAGAGCCGGTTGCACATCTTCCGCCATATCCCCAGCCGGTAACATCGTGCTGTATAGAAATAACATCGCCACAAGACGCTGTTATAGCTTCCAGTGATGAACCAAAGCTCACGGCACGAGCGCAATACTTGGCAAGATAAAGATAATACTTCGCCATTCTTAAAGCCTGTGATGTCCGTGTTACGCCAAGCATAAGGTTTAAAGATTGTTTGCGTATGGGGTCGCCTGCGGCAAGACTGGCACTGTCCTCAAATATCACCACGTCTCTTTCGCCGTTTTTAAAATACTGTACCTCAAGCATATTCGGCGTGGATTTTAAAGAAGCAAAGGTGCTTTTAAATGTGCTCTTGCCGTTTTTTGTCCGGATGTTTCCCATAGTGAACTTCTGCACAACATCGCCTTCTCTGTCTATGATAAGCTTGATTTGCCCGCCGTAAGTAAAAATATAAGCCCTGAAAGTGCTGGCAAGGGACTTAAGCAAATCAGCGGCTCGTTGCTGTGCGTCTATACAAAAATCCATGCGGAACCGCTTTTCAAACATGTCGCTACCCTGTTCAACGGGTATCAGTGTATCGCAATACTTGGCTTCATCTTCAAGATTGGAAGTGTATATTTCGCCATTGATATAATCACTTATGCCCGGACGGTCTGTTCGGAACAGGTCGTACATTATCCATATGGGATTAGCCGTCCATTTCGTTACCCATGTAGCACCGTCCCACGTAGCAACACTGCTTTTGGCCTGCATTGTAATAAAGAAATCTTCATTATATGCCGTAGTTGTCCCGTCAGAAGATTTCAAGTAGAGCTTGAAAATAACACTATTTCCGGCTCCGAGGTCGGCAACAACGCCCTCTATATCGGCATTAAGAACGCTGTGAGTATGCGTTTCTTTCAATACTGCGTCAACATATACCTCAACCTTTGTGTCGCCAATATTTGCAGGATAAGAACTGCTTGAAAAATGTATTGTGTAATACGGGTCTGTAAAAGAAGCAAGCGGTATGGTAATGGTTTTTTTAAGCTGATAACTTGTTTCTAAAGTTGAGACGGCAGAATTACTTTCGTCCAGCAATGTGTATGTTTTAAACGCTTTATAACATTCCTCAACAGCGTCATAATAATATTCGTCATAACCAAGCTCAACACTGTCGCTGTCAAGAATTTTTGGCTGTAAAACCTTGCGCCCTCGTGCGAGAATGGTTATATTTGGCATACTGCCGGAAAGTTTGTCAGTTGCCAGTATTCTTATGCCCACAAGAGCCGTATATGGATACTTTATGTCAGCATAAACAAACTCGTCAAGTTGTGTCCACATCATATTTGTTATACGTTTAAAAGACGGCTCAACGGAAAGTCTTGTTATGCGCACATCGTATTGTCCTGGCGAGAGATTTTCTTTTCTGAATTGTTTCGTGAACGGGGACTGCTGTTTTGCGGAAATTGTTACCTCTTCGCTTTCCCATGTTGAGGCGGAGTGCAACTTCCATTCCACTCTAAATGTTACGCTGGTAGAAACTATATCCCCGTCGTTTTGAACACGATATAATCCCGCAAATGTAAAAGTTGTTACAAACCCCTCTACCGCACTTCCAGTAGTTGTTTGCGTGGCGGTAGAATACTGCTTTCTCAAATTATAAGCGAGACTTTGATACGTATGCGTTTCCCTGAACCCGTTAATCACATCTTGATTTGCGGTGCCAAGTCTTGTATATATGCTTAAAGTGCTTGAGTCGTAGTTGCTTATGGGATTGCCGTCAATTTCTATGGTGCTAATATCAAGCTGGTCAACTTCCCCTTCGCTTACTACGCCAAGAACATTTAAATACGAGTTGTCGCCTTTTGTTTGCGAAGGCGTGCTTTCATATCCCTTAACACGAAGCCAATACTTTGCGCTCACAGGAATACTATCAACATTCTCTCCGCAAAGGGTCATTCTCACGTCGTATGTGCCGTGCTCTGGAAATTCTATGAGAAATGGATTGACAATGCTCCAGTCAACCGTGCCTGTGACCATCATAATCGTGTTTATATCTGGCATAAATATCCATTTATTTAATGTTGGGAAATACATTCCCGCAGATGTCCATGTTGAATCCCCCGCTTTTTTATACTCAATTTCATACCCAAGGAACCGTGGTCTTTGTAGTAATGTAAAAGTTGAGCCTGGGGACACATATTTAAGCTTGCGTATATTCTCATTTTGCGGGTTTTCCGGCGTTAGCACACCAAGCCTATCAACTACAGTGGCAACGAAATAATTAAAAATAGACGCTCCCGCTTGCGGTATTGCTATCATGGGATTAAGAAACAGTTTCAACTTACTTCCGGTCATCCTGAATGAATTAACAAGCCCCGAATTAACCTGATTAGTAGGAGTTACGCTGTCCCACGACTGGTCGTATTGAACTTCGTTCCCAACATAGCTATTAACAATACGTATAGGTACTCGCAGTTGACCATAGACAACAGGCAGGGGGTCTTCAGGTGCCACATAACTGCTCTGTCCGTTCCATGAGTATGTGGGCGTTTCAAAGTTTGCGTCTATACTGAAATTTGGAGCGAATAGAAATCCGCCAATAATACCGCCAATAGAAAATCCCCACATAATGCCAGCCAAGACACCGAGTGCAGGGACTGCATTGCCTATTACTCCGCCAATAATTCCGCCGACAACCGCCATGGTTATTACATCTTTCACTTCCGGCGTGAGTATTACTTCATCAAAATTATGCAGTTGCGTTTTCTTCCAGTCGCCTTTTTCTATCACCCTGCCATTGACTATAACCTTATGCTTTTTAAGGGCTTTTTCTGGGATGTCTGGTATGTCGCCCTTCTTTATGTCATCAAGTAAGTCATATAGCGATGTCAGCCCGTCGTATGGGAATGTAAGAACTTTTGTTACTCGCCCTTTTTCTTCCAGTATGTTCGGCACATACTTAACCGTTACTTTGATTGTTTTTCGCATTTTATCCTGTAAAACCCGTATAATTTCCGGCTGTAAAGTTGATTAAAGGGACTGATAACTACGCCAATGTTTCTAACAGAATGAAGAAACTTTTCGGAAGATATGAGTATGCCTATATGGTCTACAATGCCGTTTATTCCGGTAAACAAAACAATGTCGCCCTTCTGCCCAATTTCTATTTTCTCAAATAAGTCGGGAAACTTCCGTATGTTTTCCATGAATAGATTATTCCCGTCCTTTGACCATTTTTCAGGGTACTGAAAATCGGGCGTTTCTATGCCTTTTAGCTTGAAATATTCAATGGCTAACCCGTAACAGTCAACGCCGCTTTTATCTCTACCACCATGTAGAAATGGCACGCCGACCCAGTCATTGCAGAATTGTTTTAGAACCATAGTCTTGTCCTTCCGTCCACAAAGAACCCGCCATACCGTTCCTCATTGTCAAGTGCCTGACATCGTGCAAAAGATTTGTTGCAACTTGTTTCTGCTCCGGCATATCCACACTCGGTTGATTTAAAAACCCATTGGCAGTAATTCACAAACCGCCGTCTCGGTATATTGACATTCATTACATCCATGCGGGAAGTGCATGTAAGCTGGCATGTATCTTCCGCTATGGTTGCACCGTCAACGGTAAATTTTTCTTCAATATACGCACTTGCGTCGTTAAGGTGGTTTGCAAACACTGTTTTTATCGTAAGCGGTCTACCCCTGAACCCGTCGTTTTCGTCAACATAAGAGCCGATAACCCTGTCAACATTGGCGACGGATATTGTTACTTGAGAAACCTGTCCGTCTCTGCTTTCCTGTAGCTGGTCATGCTTGACTGCGGAAGCATAATAGGTTTGTCCACCGGAAGGGAATTGCACATTGGTATCATAGTCGGCAAGATAAAGGTTGTATAGAGAACCGCCTGAAGAATACTCAAATTTGTAGAGATGTATAACCTGCGAGGATTCTAATTTGTTTTTTTCTCTGGTAAATGTAACAGTTGCGGACATAGTGAAACTTTCTATTACAACCGCACCAGAGACCGTGAAACTGCCAGTTGTGTTATCGTATGCAGTTTTACTTGCGGTATAATAATATGTGCCGTCAGGCAATTCTATCGTGGCAACGCCTGACCCGTTTGTCGTTATGGGTGAACCCGAAACTTCAGAGGTTTTGGCTTCATCATTATATATCGCAATAGATACATTATTGAGATTGTTGGACTCAGTAAAAGTAACAGCGTATTCCGCAAGTGTCATTGTGAAGTTTTCGCCTACAATGTCATCTGATATTGTGAAATCGCCTTCGCAATCACTGTATCCCGACTTACTCGCAGTGTAATAATATGTCCCGTTAGAAATGTCTATCGTGGCTATTCCGCCACCTGCTGTGGTTATGGGAGAACCCGTTACCTCAACGGTTTTCTCTGCATCAGAATATATCGCTATACCAACATCATCTAAAGAGTTTTGCTCCGTAAATGTAACGGTATACTTGTCTAATATTTGCAGTTCTATCCTGCGGCAACCCATACCTTCCGCACTTCCGTAGTTATCTGCAAACTTGAAGGCGTAATACCTGTAAGCCGTAGAGTTTGTTACC